ATGGCGGATGTCCAGTTGCCGTTGTGGATTGAATACGTCAAAGCTTTGGGAGCACCCATCGTAGCATTAATTGCCGCTTGCATAGCCGGCGGTATCGCATACCAACAGTGGAGAACTGCAAAAAACAAGCTGAAGCTTGATCTATTCGATAGACGAATGAAGGTTTACGAGGCATGTTCGGAACTGCTTAGGTTAATCAACATGCCAATTCGTAGTGAGTACGCTGTTGTAATGGAGCTGATCTACACCATCAATGGCCATCATTGGCTATTCGGTCCAAAAGTTACTGCATACATTGATGCGCTAATGACACGTAGCAACGAAATTTATAGAAAGCAAAAGCTGGAGGCCGAAGGATTAGATGACGACCAAAAGCTCAAGCTTGCTCTCGGGTACTACGAAAGGACCAAAGAAGAGTATTTAAGAGACGCAGATGCGTTAAATGCAGTGTTTGCTCCATACATGAAGCTCAAACATTAATACCACTCTTCATTAAACGATGCTACGCGACTGTGAATAACTTGAATGTTGCACAATAGTAATAACGCACCACGCTGTCGATGCATGTTCAGCTACCCTGTGTTGAACGCCGCTGTTTGACGCAGCCATGACGTTTCTAGTGACGCCTGGAGCATGTTGCAGACCTGTGCAAGCCTGCGCTAGATTGTCCGCAGCCGCAGTCGTCGGTTCAACCGACATGCTTGCAAGCACTCATTTGCACACATTTTGCACACGCTGCTGAACAGTCTTGTAAGTGCTTGTTTCTTCTACTGCTTTCCAGACCTCAGCAATAGCAAACGTACTGCACAGCTCACACAACGTTTGCGCGCAGTCGCGTAAGTGCTTGTTTCTTCTGATGTTCTAGCACCTGTTCACAGACCGAAGAAAAAACTTTTGAGCCTGTGAATAACCTGCCGATTCTCGATCCGAAACTGACGTGCTGCAATGCATGGCTGCTGCGTGGTAGGTGACACCAACCGAAAATCCTCTTTTGATTTTCGAACGTCAGCTATCAAATGCTGGCGCCGAATAGGCAGAGACGACTTCCCAATCATCTGCTTCCTGATCTGACCGTGATGGACCGTACCACGGTATCCCCGCACTGTTTAACCCTACCTTGTGCAAAATTACCGAACCGTTCTTAGTCAACAAGGTGTTACCTGGGGCCCAACTGCTTCGTCTGATAGAACGGCCTTCAGCTATTGCTTCTGCTGCTCGTTTGTATGATTCACTATACGTAACGTTAGGCGATAATGGCAAAAGGTTGGAAGAGACATTAGGACTATTTTCTGTAGTCACGCTAACAGCATTAGTACTTGTCTCAAGCATTCTGAACTGTCCCCTTCCTCCACAAGTCGCACAAGGAGCGTAACCTTTCGTCCGCGCTTCTTCTTTCGTAAGCAGCTGCCAAGCTATGCATTTGTTGCAGTTCATGCTGTGATAAACAGAGCCTTTTCCACTAGCGGCAACTTTAACAAAATACGCGGCTTTCCCTTCCGCTACTAACCGAGCTTCATGTTCCGCTTGTGCATGACTGCTAGACACGGATGAGTAAATAAAATAGATGCCTAGCGCAACTACTGCGGCAAGAAAAATTATTGATGGGTCGTTCATGTGTTTCGCCAGATTGGCTTAAGTCTACCCAAGTACGGTCTTGATCAAAGTCTCTATCTCTGCTGGAGTTGTCATAAACCATTCGGTCCCAGGTGCGTCAGTCTTACGTTTTCCTCTAAGGATCAATACGCTGTGTAGCGCTCGTTCCAAGCTTATCGGATCGTCATGTTCGTGCTTACCAAGAACGATTGGATGTTCTGGCATCGCGGTGACTTGGGTACGAATTCGCGCGTCTGGGTCAGTGCCGCGCCCAATCTTGATCGGGTACGGCCCAGAGTTCGATCTATACGCAGGGAAGGTGTACCAATAGACCGAAGGCGCGCTAAGAGGCTGGTCTGTCTCAGCCTCAGCTTCGATCTCTTCCAAGCTTTCCTCTGCGTCCGAAGCAGCCAAACCGACGAGAACCCGGCCGTCGCTTAAAGTGGCTGAGAATGTATGTGGTAGCTCCTTAACAAGGGCTCCCAGTCTTATTCGCAGTTCCTTCCTGGCCTTTGCTTCCGATTCATGATGATCAACCTTGCTTTGCTTGAACTCGGGGTATGCAGACCACAGTAAATCAATTAGTTCCCGGTAAGTAACCGGCTCGCCACGCTGTTGAAGGATGGCGACCACTTTCTGCCGTAACGTCATGTTCCCTGATAGTAGAGTTGCTATTCTTTCATTGTCGCGTTTGTTCTCCGGAAACGCAACAAAAAAGCCGGCTTCCGTAGGAAGCCGGCTTAGTGAAGCTCACAAATCGTTTTTGCTACTTGCTGTGTAGGTGGCATCAACCAAAAGCTGCTTTAAATTTTTGCTTGAGCGAGCGCTTGCGGTCCCTGCTCGATCGCCTTGTCTAAAAACTCGACAACGATTTCGTCAGCGTTGCCGCTAAGGGTGCGAATCATGCCATCCGTACTTGGGCTCAGGTCAGTGTTTCCAGAGCGATCAAAGCCGAACTCGCCGAGAACATCGTAATCATCCTTGCCGAACAAGTTGTACTTGTGCAAGCACACAACTCGACCGTAGGGCTTGTCGTCCTTGTAAGTGAGCAGCATCCGAAAACGAACGGTCACATTCAGATAGGATGCATCAATGATGTTTGGCGCAACCTGAGTTACTTCTAACGAATTGAAGTCACCATCGCCTAAAGGATCAAGCCTTGTCTTTGCGTTGGTAAGACCGTCGAACTGTCTCTGTAGTGTTACCGCCCCTTTTTCTAATAACATAGCGCGTTTGTAATGTGTTGCACTAAACATAGCCCCTCCAGTCATCCGGTTAGATTTGAACGTTGACAAGCCGTGTTTCGATGGCACATGTGGCCTATCACGGCCTAGATGTTGAGATCATTCAGCAGTTTTCAATGGTAACTGGCGGTTTTTTTTGCGGCAGGCCATTTTCCTTCTAATCGGCCACTTCGACGGCGGTTTGCCCTGTTCCACACACTTACTGGTGTTCTGCTTGGTAGATGGGATCAACCAAAAAGTGCTTTATTTTTTCTTCTTCGGCTTACTCTGTTTCGTTGGAAATCTTGGGGCTTCGCCAGAAGCAAGATGCTTCGCAACACAGTCGCGCAAATTCTTAAGCGACTCGCGAGCCAGCGAGTAGACAGCATTAAATTTTTCAAACGCCTCGTGTCTCTTGACCATTTCGATCTCACCAGAAGAGTTCAGTAGCCAAAACGAAAGGTAACTGTAGTTCTCTTCTGGCTTTCCTGAAAACACCACTACTGGGTTAGCGTTAGTTGCGTGATGTGCAAACGCATTCCGTAGGCTGATGACTTGAAGGATGGCGTCTTTGTCGATCTTGAAATCCAACGTCTGAGCTACTGCCATGACTACCTTTGCCTTGGCTCCCAGCGTCATTACAGATGTGTTAAGAATGATCTCTGACATGAAGAACCGCGCATGTTCTCGGGGCGCGCAATACTCCGAGATCACCTGATCCATAAGATTTTCGATCAGTGAGGCTCGATTCACTACCTTAACCAAGTCCTGAACTTCTTGTTGTTCGGCTTCTCTTGTTTGAGCGTTGTCCAAAACATCTCCTCAAATGCGTTTGCGTGGTAGGCGGCGTCAACCAAAGTTCTGTTTTAAAAATTAGCTCAACTCTCCTGCACGTCAGGAGCCAAGTTCTTCTGTTCGTCCAGAGACAAGCCTGGGAGCTGGATCGTCTCGAACAAGATGCTTGGGAAGATAACGACAGTGTTCCAAGCATTGATGATGTCTTCAGCGTTTGCGCCAGCGTTTTGCAGTTGCTCTCGTAAGTGCGCGTTCGTGTACGCAGCGACAAACGCTTGTCGAACATTGGGTTCAAGGTACAGGCAGTTCTGTTCCCACCAATCCTGACATTGGATAACGACAGGCTTTTCGCCTTCACGGTTTCCGGCCATCAGCTTGCGCCAGTACGTGAACGCTTCTTGATGGGCTTGCAGCCGCTTGTCGAGTGCAGCCATACGCATTTGCTGCTTCGCTCTCGCTCCCTCGATCAGCTCGTTGTTCTGGTGTTTGACATCCTCTACCAGTCGAGTGATTTCCTCGATGTCTTCCTTGGTAGCGAGGTTCTTGCCCTTTTCAGTCAGGTAGCTTCCGAGGTGCTTTTGGGCGACGAAGTACAAGGTCAGGCACGCCACGATTGCCCCAAGCCCAAACGTTCCAACCAAGTTCATAACCCATCTGATTTCTTCCGGCGTCATGTATTTCCCTTGCTCAGCGAAAAAGTCAGGTTACCCAACTATCAGATGGAATGGAAGACTCAAACCCGCCACTTCGACGGTGGCTTACCCTCGGCTTCACGCTTCTTGGCAATCTCCTTGCGTCGGTAGTCTCGCCAACTCTTGCGATACCCACCGCTGCTATGCCTGCGCCAGTCGCAAGCGCAACTAGTCAGAACAGGAACCCATCGAGGGTTCGGGCCAATGCTTGCGAAGTGCAGCGGATGCGCGATGTCGGCCTTCCAGCGTTCGATGATCTGCTCAAACGGTAGCGATAAGTGGTCCCACTGGCCCGCCTTCCATGCTGCTTCAAACATCGCCAACAGCATCAACTCACGCTGTTTGGCTACTGCTTCACGTTCCCAGAACCCTCCACTGAACAGGTCAGTTGGCAGTCCCAAGTTGCGCAGGCGCCGCATGTTGTCTAGCCGAACGGCCTTCAAGTAGCGTCTATCTCCTTCCTTCATAAATCCCTCACGGCTTAATAAATAGCTGGTCGCTCCACTATGGAGCAGAGGTATTTACAGTGAGTGAAGAAAGTAATAAACCGGCCAATCAGGTAGCCGAGGTCAGCGAAAGCACGTTGACCAAGCTAGCAAGTCGTGAAGAAGATGTGCGCCGCAGCGGCCTAATCGACATCTTCGAACAGCACCTTCCAACCATCCCCAAAGACTACGTTTTCAAGAACAAGGATCGAAAGTTTGTTGAGGATGCGCTTAACGTCGCGTTCGACCTGACAGGCGGCATTCCTCGCCTGACCAAGTGGGGCCACGAGAACTACGGCGAGTTCATCAAGCTGTATGCGCGCATGCTTCCAGAAGCGCAGAAGCACGAGACAGGCCCGGCAGTCGTGCAGGTGTTCCACAACGTCCCGCAGTCGCCGCTTGATGTTGGCGACATCGTAGACATGGACGACTTGGACGATGAGTAATCGGGTCCAGACCGTCCATCTGGATTATCAGCCACGCGCAGCCTTCATACCGTTTCACCAGCGAACCAAACGCCGCACAGTCATTGTCGCGCATCGACGCGCAGGTAAGACGTTCAGCGTCATCCAAGACCTTATTGCCCGCGCACTCAACTTCCAGAAGAAAGACCGCAACGGCAAACTGTACAACCGACCGCGCTTTGCTTACCTGTGCCCGTACAAGGGTCAGGCTAAGTTGGTCGCTTGGCAGTATCTGATTGACTTCACCAAGTCCATCCCAGGCGTCAAGAAGAACGAGACCGAGCTGTGGGTCGAAGTGCCGACCGTTACCGGCGACATGGCCCGTATCACCCTTGGCGGTGCGGACAACCCCGACAACTTGCGCGGTTCGTACTATGACGGCGTCGTGCTTGACGAGTATGGCGACATGAAGCCAGACGCTTACAGCTTGGTTCTCCGTCCTGCACTGGCTGACCGCAAGGGCTGGGTTGTGTTCATGGGTACGCCGAAGGGCAAGAACGACTTCTACAAACGTTGGCAGACCGCCGTCGAGCAGCCGGACAAGTATTTCGCTATCAAGTTGAAGGCCAGCGACAGCGGCATCTTGGACGATGCCGAGATCGAGGACATGAAGTCTGAGATGGAAGTCGAGGAATGGCAGCAGGAGCTTGAGTGTTCTTTCGACGCTGCCTTCCGTGGTTCCTTCTACGGCAAGCAGATCGCAGTCGCAGAGAGCCAAAACAAGTTTCGCCCGCTCGACTACGACCCAGAAGAGAAGGTCAGTATCGCAATGGACTTGGGTCGAAGCGATGCGGCCGTAATCTGGTTCTGGCAAATCATCGACGGCGAGATTCGCTTCTTCGACTACTGGGAGCAGTCAGGTTTCGACGCCGAAGAAGTTTGCGACATGCTTGCATTGAAGCCTTACACCTACGAGACAGTCTGGCTTCCACATGACGCCATGCACCGCACGTTCGCGTCTAAGAAGTCCGTCATGGACACGTTCATCGAGCACGAGCTACCAGCGCGCAAAGCCCCGAACCCAGACCAAGGCAACCGCGTCATGCACGGTATCGACGCAGTGCGCAAGTTTCTCAGAACGTGGCCGTTCGCGATCGACAGCGACAGGTGCAGGCGCGGCATTGAAGCCATCAAGAACTACAGCCGCAAATTCAACCGCGCTACTAGTAGTTTCACCAGCGAAGCAGACCACAACGAATGGTCTCACGGCGCTGACGCGTTCCGATACGCAGTGCTGTCTGTAAGCGATGACGACCTGGGGAGATCAGTAGAGCGCAGCAGAACCAAGCGCCGCAACCAAGCAATGAATCGCGCTCAGGTAAATACGAATCGCTGGACATTAGATGAAGCATTCGCGGCGCGAGAACGCGAACTCTCCATGCGCAGACAGGACTTAGGTCGAGCGTGGGACTGAACAGAACAATTAAGTGCGCCGTTTAAGAGCGCACGGAGTAGAAATGGCAACCGAAAATCATAACGAAAACGAAGGGATGGATAGCGGCGTTAGCGACGACGCCTTTGAGCAAGATCCGGTACTCGCGCAGTACCAAACTGAAGCCGAACAGGACAAGTGGCAGAAGGAACTTGAAGCGTGCCGCAAGGAGCGCAAGCAGTGGAACGAAGTCGCGGTCAAGGCCGTGAACCGTTACCGCGCCGAAGCTGGAACCGCGTACAAGGACAGCAAGTTCTACAACATCTACTTCCTCAACACTGATACGAAGCTGTCGGCACTGTACGCGAACACGCCTAAGCCAGACATCAAGCGTCGTTTCGATGACGCACAGGATGACGTAGCACGCGTGGCCGGCTTGATCTTGGAACGCAACCTGAAATACGAACTGGATACTGGCGGCTTCGACGCATCGTTTAAGCAAGTGCTGTTCGACCACGTTGTATCAGGTGTCGGCGTTAGCTGGCTGCGTCTGGAACAAGACGAAGCGGAACAACCGCCAGTGTTCGACCACATCACCAGCACATTAACCCCACAACCAAGCGTGATTACGCGCCAAGAAGCTTGTACCGATTACGTGGCCTGGAATGACTTCTACTGGAGTCCTTGCAAGGTCTGGACAATGTGCAGTTGGGTTGCCCGCCGTATCCCGATGACCAAGGAAGCAGTCAAAGCACGCTTTGGCCATAACGTTCCAGCAGAAGCGCTGGCTGAAATCAGTTTCAGCGACAAGCCAGAAGCGCAAGACTCAAGCAATGCGAAGCTCGCACCGAAGAACCAAACAGAAGAAACAGCAGACGTTTACGAAATCTGGGACAAGGGACGTCAGCTCGTGTTTTGGGTGACTGAATCGCTGCCGATGCCACTCGATGTCAAGCAGGACACGATGGGCTTTGAAGGCTTCTTCCCGACCCCGATGCCGCCACTTGGCCGCTTTGATACTTCGAACACTTTGCCTATCTCCGATTACCAGCTCGTGCGCGGCAAGTACGACGAACTGGACGAACTGAACAACCGCTGCGCCAAACTTAGCAAGGCATTGGCCGTTCGCTTCGTGTACGACGCAGCTAGTCCAGAGATCAAAGACCTGTACACAAACGTGGCCGAGAACCAAGGTATCGGCGTCAAGAACTGGTCGCAGTTCGCCAGCGACAAAGGCGGCCTGCAGGGGAGCATCCAGTTCGCACCGCTTGATCCCGTATCGAACGCATTCCACATCGCATCCGGGCACCTTGAGCGCATCAAGGCCCAGATTTACGAGGTCGAGGGCATCAGCGACATCATGCGCGGCCAAGCCATGCCGTATGAGACAGCGACAGCCACCACCGCAAAAAGCCAGCAGGCGTTTGGTCGCTTTGCGTCCCGCCAGCAGGACGTTGCCAAGTACGTTGAATCGCTGCTGCGCTTGAAAGCACACGTCATCTGCAAGTTCTATCAGCCTGATCTGATCGTTAAGCGTGCTATGCCGCTGAACCCGGCAGACCAGCAGTTCATCGGCCCAGCACTGCAACTGCTGAAAGATGAACAGATGTCGCAGTTCCGCTTGAGCGTGAGCGTCGATAGCCTGCAACTGCCGAACTGGAACACCGAAAAGGCCGAACGCAGCGAAGCAATCCAAGCGATCACAAAGATGATGGGCGTGATCATGCCTGCGGTACAGCAAACACCACAGATTGCGCCTTTGGGTCTTGAACTGATTAAGTGGGGCGTCAGCGGCTTCAAGGGCGCACAAGCCATCGAGGGCGTCATCGACAACGGCCTTCAACAGATCATGCAGGCGTCACAGCAGGGGCAAGGCCAGCAGCAGCCAACACCTGAACAGGTCAAGGCGCAAGCCGCTGCACAGAAAGCTCAGCTCGACTACCAATCAGTGCAGACCCAGGAGAGCACGAAGCTGCAAATCGCGCAGATGCAAGCGCAGCTCGACCAGCAGAAGCTGGCGATGGCCCAGATGCAAAACGAACGCGACAACGCTATCCGCGAACGTCAGTTGGTCATGCGTCAAGGCGAGTTGGCCGCGAACGTCGCGCACCAGCAAGCTACTCAGGTTCACAGCGCTGCTATCGACCTGATGAACAACAAGCCAAACGGAGGTCTGTGATGCCGACCTACGTAGCACATTGCTCGACCTGCGGAACCGAACAGGACTACATCCGCAGTATCTCAAACCGCAACGATACGCCGATCTGCTGCGGCGCCCCAACTGTGAAGGGTCTGACTGCACCGGCAATCAGTGCGATGGCCTTTACAGGTCACAAGGGCTTTCACATGCCAGACGGGAAGCAAGGCGGCAAAGGTACTTGGATCGAGTCCGGCCAGGACTACAAAAAGTACCTGAAAGAGAACAACAAGATTCCGAGAAGCGAAGCCGCGTCTGAAGCAAAACTTCAGAAGAAGAACGCGGAAGCCGCCGACAACCAAAAGCGGCGCGAGGCCGTGATTAAAGCGGTCGAAAGGCACAGTAAATAGACGAATAAACCCGGCCTGCAAGGTGTGGGCCATAACAAGAAGAGGACACCATGGATGACTTCAACAATGACGACGAGCTGTTAAACGAAACCACAGCCAATGTCACGGAACCAGTAGAGCAAGCAGAACCTGTAACTGAAGCCGTTGAGACATCGGAACCGAAAACACTGCGCGATGCCGTGCTCAAAGCGTTTGAAAAGACGACCGGCGAAAAGGAACCGACGAACGCGCTGCCGCAAGCAGCCGAGCCAGCAAAAGTCGAACCTGCGAAAGAGATCGACCCTATCAGCGGTCGCGAACTTGAGCCAATCCGCGCACCTAGCAGCATGACCCCGCTGCTGCGCGACAAATGGGGCACCGTGCCACGCGAAATGCAAAAGTTCTGGGTTGACCGTGAACGCGACATGCAAGTGCGTCTGCAAGAGACAGCCGACGAACGCAAGATCGCAAAGCAGTTCGGTGAAGTAGCGGCGCCTTACGAAGCGACGTTCCGTCAGTTCAACACGAACGCGGTAGCCCACGCAAAGGAGCTGTTCAACCTTGATCACCAGTTGCGTACTGGCTCACCTGCACAGAAGGCGCAGATCATTCACAGCTTGATTTCACACTTCCAACCAGACGTTCAAACGCTCGTGCAGTTGGCAAACGGCCGTCAAGGCCAAGCCGCACCCGCGCAACAAGCGCCTGATGTGCAAGCAGTAGTCCGTCAAGAATTGGCGGCGCGTGAAGAGAAGCAGCGGGAAGCCGAGGTTCAACGCCACGTAGATGCGTTCACTACCGATCCAAAGAACGAGTTCATCGACGACTTGCGCCCACTGATGCAGAAGGCAATCGAAGCCGGTTTCGTTGAAGGTAAGGACATTCCCGAACTGTTCCGCAACGCTTACGACTTCGCAGCCCAACAGCATCCCGAGGTAAAGCAGATTCTGGCAAGCCGCGCAGCAGCTACGCAATCACAAGTCCAACCACAACCCACTACGCAAACCGCTAAGCCTATCCAAAGTGTGAAGCCTTCGCTTGCGAGCGGTGGTCGAGGTGGTCAAACACAGCCACGTCCTAAGTCGCTGCGCGAAGCAGCGGAAATGGCGTGGAACAAGCACTCGCATGACTAGAAAGTTCGAATTATCACATGCGCAACAAGATAAGCTACCAGCGACGTTCGACTTCCTCTACATTGAAGTAGGAGCCAATGCTCCCGGCTTCCGGAATTCTTTTCTTTGGCGAGATACTAGGCGTATCTTCTTTTCATCCGTGATACAAAGCCGCTTGTCGACAGTATTCATGAAAAAGGTCTGTGCGCCGAAAGTTTCGACGTGAACCCAGTCGCGCACTCCCCCTGGTTCACACAGGTCCTTATTTTCGAGGAAGTACACTTGCATCCCACCGTCGTACACGGCCTTACCATCGGCGTAGCCTGCTGCCATCGAAACTGATGCTTGGACTAGCACTAAGGCCGCAATCTGAGCTTTTAGCCTTATGTGTGACCGGTAACCATAAATGGCAATTGCCACGCCAGCCGCCAACATGAGCGCACAAATTTCGAGCACTGTGAGTTCGTTTGGAAATTTAAAATCCGTACTTGAGTACCTGGAAACAGATTGATAAAACTCTTTGGCAAACCCGACGGCGTACAAAAAAACTAAGAAAAAGACGGAATTCTGTTCCAATTTCGTATTTTTATGCCGGTCGCCGCCAAAAATACATGCTGCAAAGAATAACGGCAATGCTACCAGTACAACAACTCTGTTCAGAGCAGCACTAACGTAGTCATGCACACTTAAATAGGGAAACACGTTGAATCCGAACGGGCGCCAGAACGCGAAGATGTAACAGGCACCTAAGAACACAGCGTAGGCATAAACGAGTGCGCCTAATCCCAACTTATCAAAACCGCTCGTATTTTCGGTTCGTTCCTGCTTGGTGCGTCGCTTAAATGTCATCGCATCGTTCTGGTCGTTATCAGTTAGTCTCAGAGACTCGATTAGGTCGTCGCCGCCTTGAAAAGAATCAAGGCCGTTGCACGAGTATCTTGTCGGGAAAGTCGCTTTCGCAGTGTACGAGCATTTTTTCTTGAGAACAAGCTATCGGACAGGTCAACGCCACCTAGCTAAATAGAAATACACAAAATCCACGGCAGGAGAACAGTACAAATGATCGTTTCGCTTTTTTCCCTGATCGTGGCGCGAGGTGCCGAAGTGCCAGTTGCTGACCCTAGATTAACAGCACACATCGAGTTCACTTCGCGTGTCGATACACCGGACCAAGGACCAGCGACGCAAACTGATTCAACTACTGATGCAACTGCACTGGCCGCGCAACCAAGTGACACGAGCAGCAGCACAGCGACAGATGCGGTGGCACCCGTAGGCAACGCGTAAAGACTCGATTAGAAACGGTCGCAAGCCTATTAAGGATAAAAAATAAAAAATGAGTTTCCCAAACCTTAGTGACCTCGCGGCAACTACCATCGAGTATCGCTCGAAAGACATCGCCGATAACGTTACACAACACAACGCCGCACTGCTGGCTATGAAGAAGTCAGGCGGTATCTCCACTTTTGACGGTGGTACTTTCATCAATGAAAACCTGTCCTTTGCTGAAAACGGCAACGGCGGGTCATACAGCGGTTACGACACACTGCCGACCGCACCAGCAGACGTTATTTCCGCTGCTCAGTTCTCGTTCTCGCAGTACGCAGTTCCTGTCGCATTCAATGGCCGTGAAAAGCTGATCAACGCCGGTAAAGAAGCGCTGATCGACTTGGTTGAAAACCGTGTCAAGGTCGCAGAAGCAACCATGTCCAACTTGCTGAACCGCCACTTCTACTTGGACGGTACTGGTAACAGCGGTAAGAACATCACTGGTCTGGCTGCTGCAATCCCGCTGGCTAACACTACCGGTACTTACGGCGGCATCAGCCGTGCTACTTCTACCTTCTGGCGCAACCAGAAATACCAAGCTTCGGTTGACGGTGCTGGCGTTGCGACTACCGGTACAGCGCTGATCTCGCAGTGGAACCAATTCTTGCTGTCGCTGACACGTGGTACTGATCGTCCGAAGATCATCTTGGCATCGCCACAGGTGTACGCATTGTACGAATCGGGTCTGCAATCGATGCAGCGTATCTCGGATGCGACTCTGGGTAACGCAGGCTTCCAGACTCTGCAATTCCAAGGTATTCCAGTCGTGTTTGACGCTGCTGCTTCCGGTATCGGCGCAAACACTGCTTACTTCCTGAACACCGACTACATGAAGTGGCGCACCCACAAGGATCGCAACATGATTGCTCTGGACGATAAGTCGCCGGTCAATCAGGACATGACTGTCAAGACTCTGGCTTGGGCCGGTAACTTGACTATGTCGGGTCCACAGTTCTGCGGTGTGTATAGCAACACCTAATCAGTGACTTGATTACAGGAAGGCTCCTTCGGGAGCCTTTTTTACCATCTGGGTAAATAGGTTAGCAGGGCAATAGTGCCACTGCGATTTGCCGCCAGTTCGGTGAGCCGCGATAGCAAGCGCACCTCGTACCGATCACGGCAGGAGAACACCTTGAATAACCCAAACACCCAAAACGAAATCGACCTGAACGTGGCCATCGGCATGCAGGGCACTGGCAACCGATTCGCTGATGAGGAAGCACGCGGCGTCCGCGATCACCGCACCGGCCGCTTTATCAAGCATTCGGACTACGGCGAAGACAGCGGCTTGAACGTCTCGTTCACAACCGAACCTGTCTTCTCGAAGAGGGAGACTTACCTTGCTGGCGGCGTGACGAAGTACGTAGACATGGACTTCATCACGATCACAGTTCCAGGCAATCGTGACTTGATCATCCACACCCCAGTAACGGACTTCTACGAATGGCGCTTCCCGCATGAATACGAAGCGTTCAAACGCGGTAAAGATGCCGCTGTAGTTGGGACTCCGCTGGACATGTGGCCTGCGCTGCAACCTGCACAAGTCGCTGAAATGAAGCACGTTGGCATTCGCACTGTCGAACAGCTTGCAACCCTGTCGGATAGCTCAAGCGGCGTCATGCGCGGCTTCTACGCACTCAAGCACAAGGCGCAACAGTTCCTTGACGACGCAAAGGACAAGAACGCAGCAGCCGTTGTCCGTGCCCAGATGGACGAACAAGCCGAACGCCACAAAGCAGAGATGAAAGCGATGGAAGACCGCTTTGCCGCAATGCTTGAACAAGCTATGGCCGCGAAGGAGACCAAGAAATCAAAGCCAAGTGAAGGCGCCAACAGCGTCAACTAAATAGGCGATTAAGGAGACGACACAACAACACATGGCACAGAAAACACTTATTCAAATTGCGCAAGCAATCACATCGGAACTTGGATTCCCAACGCCACAAATCGTTGTGTCGTCAACCGACACAAACGTTCAAAAGCTGCTTGCATTGATCAAGGCGACTTGCGACGACTTGCTTCAAGAGTACGATTGGCAAGCACTGCAAAAGCGTTACAGCTTCACCACGACAAGCGGCGTCGATAACTACCCATACCCATCTGACGAAGAACGCTTCATTAGTGGAACGTTCTACGATCAAAACAACCGCTGGCCGATGCAAGGCCCGCTTACCGCAATGGAGTGGGAACAGCTCAAAGTCAGCAACCTCTCAGCCAGCCCGTTTGAACGTTACCGCGTGTTCGGCGGTAAGGTCTACTTGTACCCAATTCCAGGCACATCGCCTTACACGTTCTGGTACGAGTACATCAGCAACGCGTGCTGCACCAGCAGCGGTGGCGTGTCGCAGTCCGACATCCAGCAGGACAGTGACATTGTCTTGTTCGACCATCGAACAGTCGTGTACGGCGCTAAGCTCAAGTATCTGGCTTCCGTGAACATGGACACGACTGCTGCATTGGTCGATTACGCACGAGCGCTTGAATACGCGAAAAGCAGCAACACACCTGCACGCCGCTTGAACATCGGTGGTGCAACCGAGGGCGTGCCGCTGCTCTCCACCGCGAACATTCCAGACACCGGCTTGGGAGGCGCGTACTGATGCCGCGTACTTCTTTCAAACCACAGACGCGAACCGCAGTCACGCAGCGACTGCCTGCGCCGTACAACGGCCTGAATACACTTGATCCGTTGTCAGCAATGGACCCAAGCTACGGCCTCAGCATCCAGAACTTCATCGCGACTAACCAAGGCTTGGCCGTGCGCCAAGGCTACCGCAAGTGGGCAACTGGATTGCCAGCCGCTACAACTAGCCTGCTGCCGTACCATGCGCGCAGCAGCACCCAGAGCAAGCTGTTCGCCGTGTCTGGTGGCAGTATCTACGACATCACGAAGGGCGGCGCAGTCGGCGCACCAGTCGTAACCGGCCTTAGCACATCGAATGGCTACTGGCAGAGCGCCGTACAGACCTACACCACGGCCAACACCGGAATTCTCGTAGCAGTTAATGGCACCGATGCGCCGCGCGTCTATGACGGCAGCGCGTGGTCGACCTGCACACAGGTAGCAAGCCCCGCGGGCGTCGGACAGTTCGCCCTGAACGACAGCAACGGCAACGCCGTTAGCATCAGTAGCTTTGTTGACGTCCTGCTGCATCAGCAGCGACTGTGGTTCGTCGGCACCAACTCCACGAAAGGCTACTACTGCGACATCGCACAGGTAGGCGGATCGCTGTACCCAATCGACTTCGGTCCCTACTTCTCGACAGGCGGCAGGCTGTTCAAACTCGCTACTTGGACGATGGACAGCGGCGGCTCAAGCGGTACACAGGCAATGCTTATCGCGATCTCTGACAAAGGCGACGTTGCCGTGTTTCAGGGCACTAACCCGGGTAACGCCGCCACTTGGTCAATGATCGGCACTTACAAGATTGGTTCGCCGGTCGGTCGTCGCTGTACCACGCAGTATGCAGGCGACTTGCTCATTCTGACGCAAGACGGCCTTAGCCCAATGAGCCGCTACCTGCAAAGCGCACGAGTCGAAAACACATCGGCTTTCACTTACAAGATCGCGCCGACGATCAGCAACTTGGTCGCGTCACTGGCGAACACTCCGGGCTTTGAAGCTACCGTGTACCCAGGTGGGAACGTGATGCTCTTGAACGTACCGCAAACCCAGCAGGCAAGTAATTTTCAGTTCTGCTTCAACACGATCACGAAAGGTTGGACGCAATTCACCGGCTGGCCTGCGCAGTGCTTCAGCCTGTTCAATGACGCGTTCTACTTCGGCGGCACTGACTTCGTAGCGCTCGCATTTATCGGCTATCAGGACGGCGCTGACATCTTCGGCAATGGCGGCAACAACATCGTTGGTACGGCGATGACTGCCTTCTCACCACTCGATGAAGCGTTCGGCCCCGGCGTGGTCAAGCATGTTAAGCAGGTGCAGCCGTTCCTTGTAACTGGTAGTGCGAACCCAAGCATCTACGTAGGGGTGAATACTGACTTCAACATGACGCCAATCGTCGGTAGCGCGACGGTCAATCCGGCAAGTGGCGCAGTCTGGGACAGTGCGAAGTGGGACGACCCGAACGCTACTTGGGTCGGAAATCTCACGACTTTCAACAAGTGGTCTGGCGTCGCTGCATACCCAGGCTCTTACGTGGCATTGACGCTATCGGTAAGCGCGACAACTGACACGCTTTGGAGCGCAACCAACTTGATGATTGCCCCGGGTGGTCCGTTCGCATGAGTAAGCGCGTAATCGTCACTGACCAACGGCACGCGCCGCTATTCCTGCAATGGATGCGCGAACGTATCGGCGGTGACATCGGGGAATTCGATCCGAACGAGTGCCGCACCATCGCACACGTGATGATCCACGACGACAAACCAGCAGAGATTTTGGCAGTGGTTGCGTTCAACCGTTGGACGCCTTCTACCTGCGAAGGGAACATCGCTAGCGACGGAACACGTCGCTGGTGTAGCAGGGAATTCGTGTTCACGGTCTACGACTTCGTGTTCCGACACGCAGATAAAACACGCTGGAACTTCACCGTATCGGTGGACAACACAGCAGCAATCACCATGCACGAAAAGCTGGGGCACAAGTACGTGGGTCGTCTGGAAGACGCATTAGGCGAGGGTAACGATGCGTTTGTCTACGGGCTGACGCGCAAACAGTGGTTGGCAGGCCCTTGGTCGACGCCAGCAAAACAACAGGAGAACTAAAAAAATGGGTATGGGCACATCAGGAGCACCAGCAACACCAGAAGTACCAGGAGCGCCGGCAGCACCAGCAGCAGCGCCGGCGGCGCAAACACCGGGATCGGGACTGACCGACAACCAAGTTAAGGCCATCACTATGTTGATGAGCAATCTGGGTAAGAGCGGCCAGAACTATCAAGGCATCAGCGCACCGCAAGGGCAGGGCATGTACCCGCAGACAAGCACGCTGCAAGGCGGTACGTACTTCAACCCGAACGAGCAACGCTAACCAGTAGCACGACTCGATCAACGAGAGAAAGGAGCGCTATCGCTCGCTAAGTAGACAGAACATTCATTGAGGAAGGACGCGCAGATGTCCAAAGGATCAGCACCACCAGCACCCGATTACGTAGGTGCAGCAAAGGAAACGGCAGCAGGCAACCTGCAAAACTTAAACCAGCAAACGGCAGCGAATCGACCGAATCAGCACACGCCTTGGGGTTCGTCCACTTGGACTTCAACGCCCAATGCTGACGGCACGACCGAATGGACGAACAACATTTCGTTGTCACCGGAGGAGCAAGCCGCGCTCGACTCGCAGCAGCACATTCAGCAAAAGCAGTCTCAGTTGGCGCAGACCATGCAAGGTCAGGTGTCAAGCCAGATGGCGAACGGCTTTACCGCTCCGTCGATGTCTTCGTACATGAACGGCGTCCCTTCGATCAACGCGAACTTCCAAGGCTTTGACCAAACGGGCGTTGCCAGTGTCGATCAGTCGCACATCAACCCGAACAGCTACACGCACAACTACCACGGCATTAACCAGAACTTCAATTCTGGCGCACAGCAGAACACGAGCTTCAGCGGCGGTCCGGGCCTGAACAACAACTTCCAGACCAACACGCCGGGACAGAGCACCACGTTCAACAGCGGCGTTCCCGGTGCAAACACTACCTTTGCAAGTGGCGCGAATCCGGTCAATCAGAACTTCGCAAGCAGTGCCGGTGCGCTGCAAACGTCAGTAGAGGGTTCGCCCGTACACACTGACCCGAACGGCTTTACCGCAGGTGCAGGCGGCGTAGACCTGAACGCACCGCAGTTCGATCAAGCGAGCGCTGACGCTGGCGCGAAGGCCGCTTATAAGTCCTCGACCGGCATGCTGACCGACCAATGGCAGCAGGACACGAAGAACTTGGATTCGCAATTGCGCATGCAAGGTCTGACTCCTGGCACCGAAGCTTACAACAACGCCATGCAGAACATGATGCGCGTTCAAGGCCAGCAGCAAGACCAACTGGCGAACCAAGCCGTCTTGACCGGCAATCAGCTTGCAAACAACAACTATGCGTCGGCACTGGCTGGCTATCAGGCTCACAACGCGGCACAGGGTCAGGCTTTCAACCAAGGCTTGAGCAGCTTTGGCGCAGCTAATACCGCGCTCGGCCAACAGTTCAGCCAGAACCTGACAGGTGCCCAGTTCGGCAATGCAGCGAAGGGCCAGCAGTTCAGTCAAGACCTGACTGGATTCAACGCTAACAACGCGGCGCAACAGCAGCAGTTTAGCCAAGACGCCACCGGCTTTGGTTTGACCAACGACGCACGCAATCAGGCATACGCAAACGCTCTGTCGGGCTACAACGCCACGAACCAAGCGCGAAACACGCAGTTCGGACAAGACCTGTCGGTAGCGAACTTCAACAACGCGGCATCGGCGCAGCAGTTCCAAAACAACCTGGCTGGCTACAACGCCACCAATGCGGCTAACAACACGCAATACCAAAACGACCTGTCAGGCTTCAATGCGAACAACACCGCAGCGACACAGGGCTTGCAGAACGGATTGGCGCAATACGCGTCAGCCTTGCAAGGTCAGAGCGCCTACAACACGGCAGCAGGTCAGGCTTACACCCAAGCGCTCGGTGCGTATGGGGTGGACCAGCAAGCACAGTTGAACGCGAACGCGGCACAGCAACAGTCGTACGCGCAAGCGATGCAGCAGTACCAAACAGCTTATCAGGACGCGTACCAGAACTACCTGCAACCGCTGAACAGCATGAACGCTGTCCTGACTGGTCAACAGGTGAACATGCCGCAGATGCCGGGATTCACGGCTGCTGGCTACACCCCAGGTGCAGACCTGAGCGGCGCAGCAAGTTCGCTGGGTCAGTACAACTCTGGCTTGGCGGCTCAAGGTGCAGCCAACAGGAGTTCGACAATGGGAACGGTCGGTTCGCTGGCAATGGCGGCAGCGGTAGCGTACTGATGCAAACCTTCGATGAAGTTATGGACGCACATAACAAGATCGCTCTCCAGTTCAGCGGAGGGCGTGACAGTCTCGCGCTGTTGCTGGCGATGCGTCCGTACTGGGATCGCGTCACGGTCTACTACACGAACAGCGGTGACGCCTATCCAGAAACGCAAGCCCTTGTCGATGCCGTGAAAGGTGTAGTCCCGCACTTCGTTGAGATTAAGGGCCGCGTTAGAGACGTTCACGAACAAATGGGCTGGCCCAGCGATGTCATGCAACCCGGTACAAGCTTCGCGTTCGCCAAGCAGGACATCGAAGGTTACGTGCCGCTGATCGACCGACATAACTGCTGCTTTAACTCGATCATGTTGCCGATGCACGAGCGCATGAAGGCTGATCGGATCACGCTTTTACTTCGCGGCCAACGAGACGAAGACACGACCAAAAGCCATGTGAAAAGCGGCGACGTTATCGAAGGCGTGCAACTGCTGTTCCCGATAGCGCATTGGTCAACCGCACAGGTCGAGCAATACATCGAAAGCCAAGGCGTGCCTTTGCCACCTTACTACGCCGCAGGTTTGACATCTGCACCAGATTGCATGCGCTGCACTGCTTGGCTTGAACACGGCGCTCATAAATACCTGATGAAGAACCACCCGGAAGTTGCTTCCGAGGTGAACACACGTTTGAAAAAAATAAGAGTAGTCGTTGAGCCGTTTATTCGTCGTCTCAGCGAAGTACAGGAGACACTTGATGACAACTAACTGGTTCGGCGGTCCTACTACGCCATCTGATCCAAACACGTTCGACTACGACACTGCCTTGCAGAAGGTGCAGCGTCAACGAGCAGCAGCACAAGCCCTTCAGCAGATGGGTATGCAGGGCAACCAAGGCCAGTTCGTGAAGAACGGCGACTTTATCGGTTATGCAGGCGGTAACACGCTCGGTTCGACTATGGCACGCGTTGCAGCGGGCTTGCTGAGCGTTAAAGCTAACGATAATGCGGACGACTCGCAGCGTCAGCTCGGCCAAGATTCGCAAAACGCACTGGCGTACGCGCTTGACCCGAACAACTCAGTAGCAGCCAAACGAGCAGCAGCGCAGCAAACCCAGATCGAATCTGATGCGGCCGACCAGCGCGAACTTAACCGCATGTCGAACGCCGCACAAGACGGCGACGGCATCGGCCCGCAAGAAGCACAAGACGGACCATCAGCTATCCAGACTTCGCCTGTCCCGGTCCCACATCTTAGCGACATCACACCGATTCCGATGGCACCAACGCTTGCACAAGCTGCCGCTAAGGTACTCGGCAAGCCGTCTGCTGGTGCGCCTGCTGGTGCATCGGCTACTGTGTCAGTTCAAGGCCATGCCTCGATCCCGGTTACTGGCGGACCGCAAAGCTTCGGTACAGGTGCTGACCTTTCCCGAACACTCGCACCAAAGGCCAATCTGCCGACTAATACAACCGGCCCATTGAGTGCTGATGAAGCGACATTTGCTGCACGCATGTTCGGCGGTGCTCCAGTAGCCAATACGTCTAGGAAGCCCCAGGGTGCCCCACAAGCGTCTGCTGCGCCTAGCTCGACACCCGCACTGCCTGCAATTCCTGCACAGGGCACAGCGCTTCCTAGTGCTGCTCCTGTCGCACAAGCTCCGCTCGTTCAGCCGATGCCGCCACAAGCATCGAGCTTGGAAGACCGCGCACGCGCTTTGGGTATGGACCCAACTGCCCCACGTGGCCCCGGCGATCCGTCGCTTGCGCAGCAGGTACAAGCAGTCGAGGCCACACAAAATCAAATGGCTCGCGGCGTCAACGTGACTGGCGATCCGCGCTCGATGGTTGAACAAGCGGCTGCACGCGGTAACGCAAGTGCTTCGTTCGGCGACCAGATGGCGAACTTGCAGAAGATCGCACGCACTGGCCCGATGGGTCAGCAGCTCGCAAGCGCGACGATGCAAAGCCAGTTCAGCAAGGATTGGGGCGAGATCAAGAACGCAGACGGCGCAACTGTCGGCGTCTACAACAAGCGCAATCCTAGCGAGACCCAAGCGTTCAACGGTGTTGGCGTAGGGAGCAAGTCCATCGAGACCATGAGTAACCTGATTAAGAGCACTGACCCATCGAATCCTGATGCGGTGAGCCGACTTAACCAGACTTTGGGCGCAATGGGCATTCCACCGATGACCGCTGACCAAGTACGCGGTATGGGCATGACCAACGATCAGCGCATGACTGTTAGTAAGGGCCATGCAGATTCGATTAGTGCGATTACTCAACGCCGTGGTGAAGCTGCTGCACAGGTTGCGGACCTCGGCAAGATCAACTCCGATTTGCAGTACGCGATGTCGATTGCAAACGACGCAGCGGGAAGGTATAGCGGCATCAGCGGCGCAGTCGCGCAATGGTTCGGCGGCGGTCAGCAGCAGCAGACTCTGAATCGAATTCTGAACGACAGCATGCTCATGAGCATCATGCAGGACAAGGGCGGTCAAGGTACTGCCGGTGTTGGTTTGATGCAGGCATACCAGCAGCACGGATTGAAAGCGACCATGCAACCGGAAGCGTTGCAGCAAGGCTTGCAGCAGATTCAAGCAGCGGTGCAACAACGCGTGGCAGCGAAACAAGCGGAACTTCAGGCGCACGACTACGCGCTCGATACGCTCGGCTATCACCCGCAACAACAAACTCAACAAGCCGGAACGGGGGCCACTCCAAACGGTCGCGCTCCTGGCAACTACAGCTTCTAAACATGGCCGACATCAACGACTTCATCAATCAGTACATGCCATCAGCGGTGAAAGCCGCTGCTCAACTTGGCACCGATCCGGCCCACGTTCTGGGCCAATGGGGCCTTGAAACAGGGTGGGGCAGAAGCGTTATCCCAGGTACAAACAATCTGGGGAACATCAAAGCGCTGCCGGGGCAGTCCGGCACAGCCGCCCAAGATAACCAGTTGGGCACTACGGACAAATACGCGAACTATGACAGCGCCGACGCGTCGGCACAGACTTACGCCAATCTGTTGTCGCACTCGCGCTATCAAGGCGCAGTTCAAAGCGGCGGTAATACCAACCAGTTTGTAGGCGCATTGGTCAACGGGGGCTATGCACAAGACAAGCAATACGGCGCAAAGTTGGCCGGTGCAATTTCCAGTGTCCGAGCTACTGGCGCAGTGCCGACTTTGGACGACATGAAAAACACGCTCGCTCAGGAAGTGGCGAGCGACTACGCAAAGGGCGTACCGGCTGCGCAGATCGTGTCAGGTCTGTTGAATAGCAATCTCGCCGGCGCGGACGTTAAAGCTGCACTCGCTCGTGGTAAGAGCGCTGACCAGATTGTTAGCGTAGTTGGAGGTCAGCCGCTTGCACAGTTCAAGGCAACCGATCCGGGCGAGAAAGTCAAGGCGCAAGGCTTCATGACGAACTTGGGGCAGGGCGCAAGTAACGCAGTTGGAGACCTGGCTAACGGCGCTCGCCAGTTGGGAGACCGGGTAATTGGCGACGACGCCGCGCTGAAAGCTCGTCAAGCAGAGCAAGCTGCGCGTGAAGCGGATCCAGCACGCCATGCACTCGGCCACACTGTCGGCGGCATGGTCGGTAGCGGAGGTGTCAAGGCGCTGCCGTACATCGCTGCTGGTGTAGTTGCGCCGGAAGGCTTGGTCCCGGCTTTGCTGGTGAATGGCGGTGTCGGTGCAGCGCAAGGCGCATTGACCCCGACAACTAAGGACGGCCAGTTCGGACATAACATTCTGACGGAAACTGCGCTCGGTGCTGTCGGTGGCGGAGCTGGTTACGCAGCCGGTAAGGGCTTGGCTGCTGCCGCGTCAAAAGCTCTCGGCGGTGACGCCGCTGCAACCGCTCGATTGGCCGAAGCACAGGCACAGGGCTTGCCCGCTAACGTCGCAAGTGTCAGCGGGCCTAACGGCTTCTGGCGCAACGTCGCGGAGTCGATGCCGGAAAACGGCAGCGTGGTATCCACACAGGGATGCGCCGACCAAGCGATTGCTGCGAAGGTAGCTGAAGGTCTGGGTCTCAAGGGCTACGCTGGACCTATCGACACCAACATGCTGAACACGGCACGCCCAGCGATCAAACAAGCGCTCGATGACGCCACCAATGTAATGGTCACGCTGCCGCAGTCCATGAAGGCCGAATTGCAAACCTTGGTCAAGGCAGGCACGAACCCACTGACCGAAGGTATCGCGAATAACAGCACAGTTAATGCCGCGATCAACAACCTGAGCAAAGCAATCGACTCAGGCACTCCAGTAGCAGGTACAGACCTGCAAGGACTCGCAAGTGAACTGAAAGGCCTGCTTTACAACCCGGGCGCATCGCACAGCGAAAAGCAGTTGGCAGCGAACGTGATCGACAAGATCAACGGTTCGCTGACCAGCAACATGACGCCACAACAAGCAGCAGCGTTCAACATGGCTAACGGCCAGTACCGCAACCTGCTTTCAGTTCAGAAGATGGTCAAGGCCAGCAATGACACAGGCGTCGTGACTCCGCGCCAGATGCTGCAAGCCGCAAAGACAGGCTCGTTCAGCAACTCGTTCTTGAAGGGTGACGCTCCGTTCCAAGACCTTGCAGGTACGGCATCTGAACTGTATGGCCCATCAGCAGGGAAGGGACTCGGCGCGATCATCGGCAAAGCAACTGGTGGACACGGCTTAGACGCAGCAGCGTTGATCATGCATCCAAGCCCAACCACGTTGCTGGGCGTCGGTGCGAAGTCACTTGCAGCCAACTTGCTCGGTAAGTTAGCGACTTCGGAGAGCCCAGCGATGATCCGCTTGCTAACTGGTGCAGGCGGTAAGCCAATGGACCCAGCCCTTGCAAGCGCGATTGCTCGCGCTTTAGGTGCAGGAACGGCAGCAGGGAAAGAATTGCGTCATCAATAAAACATGAGCTAGCAGAAACCTCGCTAACCGCTCTATACCAGTAATCTTAATCGTCAAACGCAATTGCTAAGCCAATCGCGATACCTGCGATCATTGCACAAGCAGCGGCCCAGAAATTTTGTTGGTTAGCGAGAAAAGTCAAAGTTTCAAGGGGTTTTTTTACAAGCGCGGCTTGCGGGCCCGTAGCAAGCTGAATTTGAGCAGAGAGGAACCAAAAACAACCAGATGCTAAGCTAGCAAAGGCTCCAATAATGCCTAACCCTTTAATAATGGCTTGTTTCATTTTCGAACTCTATGTTTTTCGTTAAGCGCTACTTCTAATTCGTGAAATGGAAATTCGCGATGATTTGGATTTCCTTTTGTAATGATCTAGTTTAAATGCTGAATGACCAATTGGCAAGTGGCATTGCCTAATCGCTAAATAGGGAAATAAGCCCATAACAATAATAAGAGGGATAACCCCATGGCATACAACGGTTCGGGAACATACATCCCGCCAGCAGGGCAACCTGTAGCAACTGGCACTGTCATCCAGTCCAACACCTTCAATACGCTTGTCACAGACATTGGCAACACATTCAACAACGTGTTGCCGCGCGACGGTCAAGCATCAATGGCCGGTCAGCTCAAGATCACGGACGGCACAAGCGGCGTGCCGGGTATCGCTTTCAACAGCGAAGCATCGACGGGTATGTACCGTCCTAACTCGGGCGCTCTAGCACTTGTCGCAGGCGGCGTCGAAAACATGCGCATCAACAGCGCTGGTCGAGTGCTGGTCGGCACCGCCTCAGATGACGGCACCAACAAACTGCAAGTCAACGGTCCTGCGAAGGTCTCTGGTGGAACCACGCTTGCATCAACCTTGACCGTAACTGGTGCGACTACGCTTTCATCGACGCTCGGCGTAACCAGCAATGCGACAGTTGGCGGCACGCTTGGCGTCACTGGCGCAACTAGCCTTTCAAGCGTAAGCACGTCAGGTGCAGCAACAGTTGGCACAACACTTGGCGTGACTGGTGCAACTACGCTTGCATCGACACTCGGCGTCACCGGCTCCGCTAGCCTTTCAAGCGTAAGCACTTCGGGCGCTGCGAATGTGGGTACAACCCTTAGCGTTACTGGTACGTCTAACTTTATGGGAGGTGTAGGTGTTGGCACTGCTGCACCTGGAGCAAAGCTGGACGTAGAAAGCGGTAGTACTAGCTTGAACACTTTGTTCGGCAGCACTGCTTCCACAGTTGAACTGGCATTGTCGGCCAGTGGTACAACCACCTCGCCACGTATCGGCGCGACTGGTAACGACATCATCGCCAAAACGAACGGTGTGGAAGTCGTGCGTGTGAACTCCGCAGGCAAGTTGGGTATCGGCACTAGTGCCCCACAAACCAAGCTGCATGTGGAAAGCGGTGACATGACCGTGTCAAACGGCGGCAATGTATCGCAGGCTGGTGGCGCGCTGAACTTCCAAGCAGTGTCTACCACGACTGCGCCGATGGCTACTATCAAGGGCGCACTGGACTGGTTCGGCGGTAATGAAGAACAAGGCAAATTGATCTTCATGACTCGTCCCACTACCGGCACTGCTGGTCAGGCTCTCACCGAACGCATGCGTATTGAGAACAGCGGTAAGGTCGGCATTGGTACTACTTCGCCGCAGGAAATGCTGCACATCGAAGATCCGAATGGTGCCGGTATCCGCCTGTATGACAAGTCCACCAACTATTGGACCATGAAGGCCACGACGAACTTGACGTTCTCTCGTGGCGCTACTGAATACGCTCGTATCGACTCCAACGGCAATCTCGGCCAACCGGCGGGTTTTGCTATTGGTTCTGGTAACGGCTATGCAGGCAATACTACTGCTTCATCAAACGGCGTCTTGAAGTTGTATGACCCCGCCGATGGTTACACTCGACTGGCGAACGGTTACGCCAGTGGCGGTATCTTATTGAACGCCTACAACGGTTACGTCAAGGTCGATGCACAAGGTAAGCTTGGTGTTGGTGTGTCGCCCAACTACAAACTGCATGTGGATAGCGGTGATGTGGCTATCTCGAACGGTGGCAACGTCGCACAAGCCGGTGGTTCGCTGTACCTGAACGCGATGTCGTCCACTACCTCCCCAATGGCTGGCATTAAGGGTCTGCTGGATTGGGCAGGTAGCGGCGAAGAACAAGGTAAGTTGGCCTTCTTCACGCGTCCCAATACTGGTGTGGCCGGTGCCGTGATGACCGAACGAATGCGCATCGACTCCATCGGTAACGTGGGTATCGGTACTGCTTCGCCGAGCGCCAAGTTAGACGTAAATGGTAGCGTGCGTGTCGGTGCGGTCGTTAATAGCGGAGCTACTCTGGGCGCTACCGTGGGTATGGGGGGGTACAGCACGTCTCCGCAGATGCGCGTGATCTTCAACCACAATAGCGGCGGCATGCTGGGCATCGGTTCTAATGGTTCGGGATCGATGATCTTTGGCCGTGCTGTTGACCTGACTGGTACTGTTGAAACCGAACAGATGCGCCTCGACGCAAGCGGCAACGTTGGCATCAATACGACCGCTCCGACTGCACGATTAGACGTTGGCGGCAACGTCGCCAACAATGCCCAAGCCATCCTGACTCGTGGCGCAAGTGACAGCAATTTCCAACTGATCGCCCGTAACGGTAGCGGCAGTGCTGCAAGCACTGTTCAGGCTACCTTCGGCATGGAGTATGTCGGTTCTGGTACGGCTGCTGGTCTGAGCTTCTTGCGCGGTACTGGCGCGTTGGATTCCACACTTCAGGTCATTACGAATAACACCGAACGTGCACGCGTTACGGCAACGGGTAATCTTCTGGTTGGTACGACCACTGACAACGGTTCAAAGCTTCAAGTCAACGGCGGTGCGACCTTTGGTTCCCAGGTGCTTTTTGCTGAGGGTACATCGTCTGCACCCGGCATTTCGTTCCAAAATGATGGTGCCCCAGACACCGGCCTCTACCACATCAGCGACGGCTCTTTCGGTATCACTTGCAACACTAGCCCGGTTGTTCAGTATTCTCCTTTCACTGTCATACAGATGGGCACACATGCCCAACGTGCGAATGGTGCGAACGGAACTCAGCGCACTGCCATTGAGGTTCAGCAGAGCAATGCCACTGCGCGATACCGATTCGGTATCGACTCTACTGAGGTTGGAGCGCTCTGGATGTATGACACTAGTGGCAGCTATACCGGCGCTTGCACTTGGAGTAACGGTAACTGGACAGCAAGCGGAACTGTAAGCGGTGCGGTGGTCACGCAAACGTCCGACGAGACCAAGAAAGAGAACTGGCAAGCCGTCTCCCCACACTTCCTGACCAAGCTGGCAAGTATCAACAAGGTCGGTATGTTCGACTGGATCGACACCAAGAAGACCAGTCTGGGCGTTGGCGCGCAGTCGCTTGAAGCAATCCTCCCTGCTGCTGTCCACACTGACGAAGAAGGCGAAAAGACCGTCAACTATGGCGGTGCAGCGATGGTGTCCGTAGTCGAGCTGACAAAGCTTGTGCTTGAACTCCAGGCTCGTATTGCAGCATTGGAGGCCGCGTAATGACTTTACAAGCAAGCGGCCCAATCAGCCTTACCGATGTCTTGAACGAACTGCGCATCGCAAACTCGGGACGAGGTGCAACTGTCTCGTTGGGCGACAGCGATGTGCTGTCGTTGGTGGGCAAGGGCGGTGCGCCAATCTCGTTGAGTGACCTGTACGGTAAGAGCGCATTCAAGGTTGCGGGTAACAACGCATCTTCATCACAGTCATCAATAAATGCTGGCGGCACAAGTTCCGCATCACCAAGCGTAACTGTGATCGGTGGTTCCGGTACGATCACCTACCAATGGACAATGACATCGTACACCGGCATGACGCCGACTCTGTCTAACGCCAATGGTTCGTATTGCCAAGTCAGTCGCACATTCGGAAAACTAACAGACGGCTCGTTCGATGCAGTATTGCAGTGTGTAGTCACAAACGGTAACGGCGCAACAGCTACAGTGACTGGTATTACCGCTCACGGCGATTGGTATAGCAACAGGTAACAGAACATGAATTTTTTAAAGCACATTTTTACAGGCATCGACAACCAGACAGTTGATGTCGCACGCGTACTGTGGATCGTTGGCGTCATCACGTTCTTGGGCTATTCGGGCTACGAAGTTTACAAGTCAGGCCACTTCGACATGGCGAACTTTTCACTTGCTTACGGCGGTCTGTTGGCCGCTGGAGCAGCAGGCGTCAAGATCAAGGAAAGCAGCGAGCCGCAAGCTAAGTGACAGGCATCATCGTTCGGTACTCGTACTCGACACGCGATTCGTTGTTTTTTGCAAGAGAAGCTCAAGCATCGATCTTTTGTGTTTCCCGTAGGCAAGCTCTGGCTATAAAATGATCGACATGAAACGTCTTCTTTTTGCTTCGCTGGTCGCAAGTGTGATCAGCACTAACACCTCGGCCGCCTCAGTTGTTCAGGCATCCGCGGCCGGGGTACGACCACAGATCAGCCGGGACGTTAACGGATTTTCCGAGTGCGGCGTGCGTGTCATGGTGCTTTACGATACGCGCAGCGATACCGACTATTACGACTTCACTCTTACCTTGGTGGCCGAGCACGCAAGGGGCATTTCCAAGATCAGGAAGTACCATGTTCCGAAAGCAGCCGGCAAGGGCGATTTCGAACAGTACGCTGTGAAGGCTGTACCGGCAGGGTTCTGGATAGTTAATGAAGACGAAGGCAAGCTGCCAGTGCAACTAATAAAAGCCCCGGGAGAAAGCGCCGGAAGTTACATTGCCGCGTACGACCTTATGTCTGCCACCAAGCTGGTCCTGGACATTGTTGGTGGAGAGCGTATGCAACTTGCTGTGCAGTACAGGGGCCAAGCGGATGATGACGTTGTCGCCTTTACAGCAAAGATCAGTGAGCAAGACTTACAGTCCTTCACCGCATGTATAAAGGGAATGAGACCCCACATAGATGGATCAGATACAAGCGGAGATTAGTCCTCCGCTTCGTAAATAGATGAACGGCCCGCTTAAGAGGCTAGGAGAAAACCATGATTAGTTTTTACAAAAGTGATGCGGAAGTTGTCATGTACAAGGACGACACGTACCGCGAGACAATGCTGTTCGTGATCGAACGACCGGCAACCGATGCTGACGCTGCAGCTTATCCAGACGAGCACGCAGCGTTCGTGGCTTCGATTACGCGTGCACCAGAGCCAGCCGCTGCGGTGACTGAACCTGCTGCGGAAGGTGACGTATGAGCGACGACGCAATGGCCGTGGTCAAGCAGGTTGGGGAGGTTACTGCCGCAAGCGTGACTGTGCTGACGGTCTTCAAGCTGCTACCGGCCATCACTGCGGTACTTGCGATTATCTGGTACGCGGTGGGCTTCTACGAGAAGATCACAGGCAAGCAGTTCAGTGAAACACGACTAGCAAGGTTCCTGTCTGGTAAGTGAAGCGGGTACTTCGTATTTGCCGTTTTCCCCTACCAGAAAGTGTAAGTTATCTTTATCCTCTTCCTCTATTAGACTGAAAGATAGCTTACACTTTTTCGCTTTGCTCAAAAGTAAAGCTCGCTTCTAACGAAGGCATCTGGCAAGTCAACAGCAACAGCCGACTCGCAAGCTCGAAGTCGCAGACGCTCCTGTCTCCCCAGGTGGTTGAACTTGATTCAGAAATGGAAATGGTGGCAGGGGCGTGCATCCTGGGGCGCGCAGCCAATACGCCACGGCGTCATTAGAAGGCGCACCACGCGACGCCGTGATCTCAGTTGACTACAGGTGTCGAAATTACGAAAGCCGGTTTAAGCGGGCTTTTTGTTTGTCTGGGACTTGCTTAGTACGCGTATTGGTCGCTGCATCCGCATGGGTTGTGCAAACCGCAAAGCACAAGCGCATCGTACACAACACACACGTTTACTTCGTTTTCGTTAGCAACTTCGATCAGCGCTTCCGTTTCAGTTGCGCCGCTTTCAATGTAGCCCATGTATGCGTTGTAGTAGCTGTTGTTTGCGTTTGCCAT